TAGATTTTTGCTATTTTCAGTAATGGCCAGTAAACGTTGTTTTACTTTTGATATACCTTCGAGTACGGCTTTATTTGCTTTATATGGATTTAAATCAAGATCATATAATTCCTGAATTAATCCTGGTTCAGCGGAATCAACGAATATGCTTTTATTATGATCCTGCTCCGGTATCTCTCTGTAGATTTTTTTAGCAAATTCATGTTGGGTTATTCCTGATGTATAGATAAGCTCTTTTGCTATACATTTAAAATCATCTCTCCAGTAACAGCCTATAAGTACAGCCCGGTGATTCCACCCCCAATCCACCCCATACGTTATTTCTTTTACAGTATTCCATTTAATATGATTAACGGTTTTAATATCCGGATATATAAGTTCCGTAGAGGTTACCCACTTGCCCTCTGTATAAATACTCCTAAAAGCACCCCTATAAGTTTCTAATTCATTTCGATAAGTATTATCCAGGTAGGGATTATCTCTATAAGTAGAATAATGAATATTTATATCTTCATATTCCATACCGTCTATAAGTCTTGTTTTTACCCATGAGTGAATATTACTTGGATTGGTGGCTAAAAATATTTGATTTATTTGTTTACCTGTAGTCTTGCGCCTTAGTCTTAATATCAATTTTTTGAAGTCATCAAAAGTGAACTCAATACATTCTTCCATATAAATGACATTATATTCACTACTCATTATCTTGGCTGGATCGTCAACACTATCAAAATAAATTTCATTTTTACCATAAGAGATAACCATATCTGTTTTATTGTGAATATAGGAAGGTCTTTTAGCGTCCTCTCCCCTGTATTCATCAAGTAGATCTATGACTGTTTTATATATGGTTTTACGTAGTGCCGGCTTGGTTTTTCTGACTACCAGGATTTTAATATCGGTTTCTGAATATAACTTGCTAATTAAGAATTGTGCCATAGCGTATGATTTTCCACTCCCGGCACCTCCTATCAGTAAATTTACTCTGCTTTTAGTATTAACCAAAAAGTCAAATATCTTAGTCGTTGCAATTTTTTTAACCATTACTTGCCCCCTTCAATTTTCTTAGGATCTTCTATTTTAGTTTTAATTGGTTCATTTTTGTTATAGATAAATTGAATTTTTGGAGGCTCTAAACTACCCTCAATTTTTAGGCCTGGAATATATTTACCAGCCATTTCAAGTAGTGTTCGCCAATATTGATAACCGCCAGGCTTCTTGGCTTCTCTTATACCATGTAATATTAGTTCGCCAATGCTATCATCAAGGGCTTTGTCTATTTTAGCCTGTAACCATTCCATAAACCTTTTATCCGATCTCCATCTATAAATCTGCATTCTTGATACTTTTATCTGGTCTGCTATTTCCTGATACGTCTTTCTATAGCTGGTTACATCACAATAAATTTCTGCAAATTCAACCTGTTTGGGATTGGGTATAAAATCATCATCTTTTTTTACAATATCACTCATTCCGATCACCTTCCCGGCTTATATAAAAGGGTATAAATAGATCGCAATCTAAATTTTCAGCGTTCAATACCTCGACCGGAATACCGCTTTTATATTTATTACAATAATCCTGATTTTCAAACAGATATCTAAGCCTACACTTATAACATTTTGCCTTTATTTTCACTTCCAATAAAAACTCCTTTCATGACAAAATAGCTTTACGGATTTGATTAATATGATTCGAATGGTGTAGAATATGAAATTGCAATCAGATCATATTAATATGATTTGTAGGAAATCTCTCTATCCACAAAATAGGGAGATTTTCCTTTTATAAGCTCTCAATTTGATCACCCCTTGTCTTTTCTTATCTCAAGTTTTAACCTTTCTTTACCTATTCCATCAATTACTTTTTTATATATTCTTTCTTGAAATTTTAACCCATCTTTAAGCGCTCTCTCCAGTTTAAGAATTTGTTTATAATCATCTTCTTCTGTGGCTCTACTTATTATGAATGGGGAAATATATCTTTCAATTATAGACTTGGCCATTAGATTTGCTTTATTACCTCTTGCCTTTTTTAATTCTTCTGAACCAAACGAATGAACCATTTTTTCTAAACTCTCATAAACGGTTTGTGTTACTCTAAAATTAATATACCTATCCTTAACTTCTTTAATTTTTCCCTCTGTCATTATTTATCACCTTGAGATGTATACAAATAGATTTACAAAAAACGTACACATTTTTATTATATAATTATACAAATATAAATGTCAATAGTTTTGGAAAGAATAGATAAGAAAAAAAGATTCAATTTTTCGGTCTTATTACCACTAGGCATATTACATTATTCAAAATCAAATTTCAAGTATTATTTTTTAAGAATATAATACTTCTATAAACCTTGTTTTATTATCCGGCCATTACTTCTTTAATCTCGGCTTCGTGATTCACTACCCATTTAATTGCCCTCTCAATATTTATAGCCGAATCTTCCAGTTGAAGATTTTCGTACCTTTCAAATAATTTCTTTTTATTTTCCGGTAATGCTTTTAAGATCTGATCCGCAAGCCTGATTTTCTTCTCCAGTAGTCTTATCTGTTCTTTTGTTAATCTACTAAGGCCCTCTTCATATACAAGTTCAATGACTTCCGGACCGGGCTTACGAGGGTAATTGTGAAGGTATGTTTTAGCAGTTGGAAGGTAAAAAACATTATTCATTTTAACACCTTTAATAATATATTATTATATTAATTATATTAAACGTATTAATATTAATATGTATTAATCCTCTTTGGGGTATGGTTTTACTTTCTTATCTTTAAAGAATTGGTCCAGGGCTTCATCGAGTATGAGCTGTTTATCCCTGCGATCCCACCAGGCCATTCTATCAATTAAATCAATATACTTCTTACGGATCATATAAGTGCGCCTCTGAAATTCTTCCGGGTTCTCTGTTTTTATTTCTTTTAGCTTTATATCCCTGGGATCGCTTTTGAATATATCATTTACTCTTGATTCCTTCATTATTTCTTTCCTTTCACTATTTTTATAATCTCTTCCGTTAGGTTATTGTAATCAGTTGCGCCATGACTTGATTTAGAATATTCGAATATTCCCTTATGTTTTCCGGGTGATTCTGCCAGTTGTACATTGGTTCTTATAACGGTTTTTAATAATTCCTTCTTAAAGTGATTTGCCACCATTTCGTAAGCTTCTATGTGAAGCTTTTTTCTTGTGTCATATTTTGTTATCAATATCTTAACTTGCAGTCTTATATTAAATTTTTCACTTAATTGATCTATTGTTTCTGTAAAGTCTTTCAGGCCCCGGAGAGCAAGATATTCAGCCTCTATTGGTATTAATATGATATTACTGATTAATATAGCGTTAATGGTTAATAGATTTATACCGGGTGAAGTGTCCATTATTATAAAATCATAGTTATCTATTATTCCGGATAATGCTTTGCTTAATATATCGTATTTTGTTATTGCCAGCTGTGTTGATTTTAGATCCTTGCTTGCCGGTATTACATGAAGGCCATTCTCCAGTCTTACAATAGTTTTTGCAACGGCTTTTCCTTTTAATATATTATTGATTGTAAGTTCCATTTCAGGAATACCCAGGCTTATAGTTAAGTCTGTTTGGCTGTCAAGATCTGTTGCTAATACCTTATAGGCTTTTTGTGTTAATCCTATTGCTAAATTCAGGGCCGTGGTAGTCTTTCCTACACCACCCTTTTGATTTGCTATTGATATAATCATGATTAACCTCTATTCATATATTAATGATATTAACATATTCTTGCATTAATCATATTAACATATTAATATATCAATAATTATATTACAAGTATGTGTTTTGCCTTTTACTTAATTAACCTTCTAAACAATTTGCCGGTAGCCTTTCCGGTTATTCTTCTGGTTATTCTTTTTATTATTTTGTCTTGCCTATTACTACTAACCGCCGATAGATCACCTAATAATTTGGCTGTTTTATACAATAGGCTCCTGATTTTATGAATTTTCATTTTAAGCCCCTTATTTTACGTCTTAAGACTTCTTAATAGAATATCATTAAAATAGAGTTTAAATGGCAAATACGGGATATATGCATGCTCTATATTGCTAATTTACAACTGAAATCCATTTAAAGCTTCATGGCCTTCAAATTGCCAAGCGGTCCGGGTGTATATGGTAGTAGTTTCAATACTTGCATGTCTTAGCTGTTGTCTTACCTTCTCAATATTATGTGTTTTAACATATAGCCAGGTAGCATAAGAGTGTCTTAATGTATGAAAACTTATAGTCTTGTCTATGTTTGCGATCCTGCTATATCTTTTAACCATATTTGTTAAGTATTGCCTTGATAGTTTATTGCCGGGTGTGGTTGGCCTTCCATTCTTAAATAGTTTCTTATCCTTTGTTACTGTACAGAATAACCATTCACTATTTTTAGGCCTGATCTTTAACCATTCTTTTATAAGCCGTACTACATCATCGCTATTGAATACTACGTTGCCAAAGCTATCTTTTTTAGCATGATCCAGTGTAATTGTCTTATTCTTTAAATCTATGTTTTTTAGCTTCAAATTAATGACCTCATCGACTCTTAGGCCCGTATTTAAAACCAGGTATATTATGGCCTTATCCCTTAGTGCTGATTTATAACGCTGGTTTGGTGCTTTTTTTAACGCTTCTATTTCTTGAAGATCTAAAACTACCGGTATTTTTCTATTCATAATAAAACCCCCTATTTTAAATTACACAATAACTATACTGTAATGTTATTCACAATATAAATTCATTATAATGCTTTAAAATAGAATGTCAAGTAAAATGTCATGTTATTAACAATGTTTTTTTAGATGATGTTACGTTGAGATTTTTAAAAAACAACTAAAACAGCACCGCAATGGGGGTATTTTGTCTTAAAGTTTGTAACGAGATTGTAACTTTTTTTATGGGCTTGATTTATATTTATTATTTCTTAATGTCTATATTGCCTCTTGTAAAAACCTCAAAAAGCCTATAATTTTTCAATCTATCTTCTTGTACTTTATCATCTTTTACGTTTTAAATTACTCAATACCCTACTAATTCAATAGTATTAGTATATTTATGTGCATTTAATTACTTTCTTCCCCTAATTGAATCTTGTATATATTTAAATGTACATAATGCTATTAAGGTTAGAGTAAATTTGATTGTACTTTTATCTGTTATCTTTTCTTAAAATTAAAAATAAAAAAATCTGGTGTATATATAATTCATATAAAATACATATATAATATATACTCTTGAAAAAAAGCCCCGAAAACCGCTCTGGTAAAGGCTTTCAAAAAAATTAACTTCCGATATTAGGTTTACTTACTTCCGATATTAGGTTTACTTACTTCCGATATTAGGTTTACTTACTTCCCGTATTAGGTTTACCAAAATTTACTAACTTCCATTATTAGGTTTACGTTTTGAGATTCCTAAAAATGCTCTTATTTTTTCTTTTTGGGCTTTTACCAGTTCTGAATCCTGCGGTCTTTCAACTTTTTTAACTTGCTGTTCTTCTTCTTCAAAATCACCATAAACAATCTCTTCTGTTTTTCCTCTGGACTTAAACATATTAAAATTTATGTCTAGGGTAATTTTTTTATCTATTGTTTTACCCGGTCCGATCCTATACCAGTTTAAATATCCTAAGGCTTTGGCCTGTTTCAAACAATCTTTTATACGTCTTTCTATTTTGCTTTTTTGGTTTGCTTTTATCCAGGCGTCCATTCTTAATACATACGATAATTTTTCAAAACTAATTTCCGTAATACCGGGTTCTTTTCTTCTCTTTTTTAATGCCACCGTTTTAGCTAACCATTGAATAAAAAGGGGTAAATGTTTATTTTTAACCTTAGGAAATTTATCCCTTATTTCTGTATAGAGGTTAGAAGGCAGTAAAGCATAATAGTTTTTTTCTATTTGGTCTAATAAAACCCTTGAGGGGGTGATTTTGATGTACTTTAATTTCTCTTTCTTTTTCTCTCCATCGTCAGGTTCTTTTTCGTCTAGCCCCGTATAACCAAAATCTATTTGAGGTATTATTGCGGATAATGTTTCAATTCTATTAAAACTTTTAGTTTTAGAATCCCTTATATTGTAAACCATTATACATTGTGTTTGGCTTAGATTTATTAGTGATTCATAGGCCTGCTTTTTTTCTGCACTACTGAATACTTCTTTATTTCTAAATATGTATTTTTTAACTCCATAGTTCTCATAAAATTCAGATGGAGTAAACACAAGTGCAGTACCATTATCATAATTCCCGTTATAACTATATTTACTATAAATTTTTTGGATTGCAAAAATAGCCTGATCTTCTGCTCTGGTTAAATCCCAGCCGATAATCTTAATATTTAAATCTGAGGCCCTCCGGACCAGTTCCCTATCTTTTATTTCATCAAAGATTGATAATTGCCCCATCTTAGCTATTGCAAATTTTTGTTCTAGGGAGGGTATAGAAACCTTAATTAAACTCTCTTTGATTTTTTCTTTTACTTTTCTGTTTAATCCATAGTCTTTTTTTCTTAACAGGCTTAAAAATTCTTTGCGGTTATCTGCAAAATATTCTATGAGTTCCCGGGGTTCTATATTTCTTTTGGTTGCTTCTTCTTTTATTAGTTTATAGAACCTTATGCTCTCTTTTGCGCTTTTGCTTTTTATTTTTTTTAAGGGTTCATTATCAAAAAGTTGCGGGTTCTCATAAGCAAATCCTTGTTGATAAATTAATACAAGCATGGCCGATAATTCTTTTTTTCTTGTTTCTTTATACTCCATATTTAGTCTTCTTTCTTATTAACTCGAAATTCAGATTTTAGGTACAAATCAATTAATAAGTCGAGATCATCATTATCCAGGCCAGTTTCTATTACTTCAATATTATTATACCTTCTAAATTTTCGATTCATAATATTTTTAAGGTTTTTTTCACCTTCTTTTTTATCTATTAGCAGTATCAAGTTCTTTCACCGCCCTTTAAAAAAATGACTTCACATAATCGATTTTAAGGCTCTATAATCTATTGGTTAATGGTTTTATATGGCCTATATGGCCTACCGGTTAATAAATCAATAGGCCATATTCTCAAATTTAAAGGATATTCTATTCTTCTTCGCTTTCTTTAGTTCCGTGCAAAAATTCACTCATCGTTTCATCAACAGTTTTTCCTTCCTTTTCAGAAATAAAATAACTCTTTAAAATCATCTCTTTTGCTTCTTCTATATCAATATTATTCTCTTTACAAAAATCATCAATTTTATTTCTTAGTTTTTGCTCTTTTGAAAAATCCATTATTAAATTCCTTCCCTTAATTATTTTTCATGTTTATAATTTACTCTTATCCCAAACAGGCCTTGATATCTTTTCTTCTTCTTTTTCAAACATGGCTTTTTCTTTTAATTCAGTATTTTTTATCTTTTCAATTTTCTTTAAATCATCTGGTATCAGTGTATTGATTAGATATTCTTCTAAAATCTTCCTAATAGATGTATCACAATCATCTGAATGTTGGCCTATCATGTAGCAAAACCTACCTAAATTTACAGCATTTTCCTTTGTAAGTTGAATCCATAATCTTTTATCATTTCCGATGTCTCTTATTTTATCCATTTTACAATCCTCTCTCTTTTCTAATTTTTTCCTTTTCTTTTTCAATTAGTCTTTTTCTTGCTTCCTGTTCTATAAAATATTCTTCCTGTATTTTTCTAACTTCTTCCATTCTTTTTTTATTTGATTCAGATTTAATTATTTCTTCATGATCTATCCAGTAATCAAAATCCATTTCCTTTGATTTCTTTTTAAGATATATGCTAAGAATATCGTTGATAATGCCTTCAATTTTCCTTTCAAAAAATAATTTTTCTTCTTGATCTGTTCTTTTAATGTGTTCTAATCCCCCCATCTTTTCAACTAAATATCTAACCTGTATATACATTTCATAAGGTAAAAAGAAATCATCTCTTTGTTGTATAACATAAGTTTTCATTTTATTTTCCTTTCAAAGTTTTTAATTTATTTGCTTCATTTTCTAATCTTTTTATAAAGTCTGATTTAATCTTTTTTAATTTTCTTTTTTTATTGCTTTTCATTTAATTAATCCTTCACTTTTATTTATTTTTTTATCCTTTCTTTTAATTTATTAATTCTTAATCATACCATTCTCCGGTCCTTAAATTACCAGCTTCCCGGCTATATCTTATGTTCTGATAGGAAGCAATTGCATAGCGTAAAGCGTCACACCCATCATCCATGACTTTAGTGGGCTCATCTAAAATAACCCCTTCCTTATCTTTTACCCATGAATAACCGTAAATTTCCTTTAGTAGATTTTTGCTATTTTCAGTAATGGCCAGTAAACGTTGTTTTACTTTTGATATACCTTCGAGTACGGCTTTATTTGCTTTATATGGATTTAAATCAAGATCATATAATTCCTGAATTAATCC